TTATCAAACCACACCATCATTGCTGCTGTCCAGAATGTCCAACTAATAAGAAGTAGAGGTAAATCGTGGCAACTAGCAACAAGGACCTTGTTGGCGACCTACCGATTATTCTTAGCCAAGCAATCCCAACAGCGCTTGTTAAATACAAGCGAGAGGATTTTGCTGCAAGCTATGCAATTGGTAACACGCCATGGTTATCTGGTGCATCTGACCAGAACCGTATAAGTCGTATCACTACGACTTATCAGAAGGAACGTATTGACCAAGGCACATCCGCTGGTGAAAACTCTTTGTCTAACTGGTGGCTTCGGTCTGCTACATCTTGGCATCATGGTGCTGGCGAACGTTACTACGACGCTGACTCATCCGACCAATATAGATTCTATGAATCAAACAATATTGATGTATGGAACATTGGCGAACTAAAGCTTCTACCTAGAACTACACAGGTATCAACTACTGCTATCACTGCTAAGCCTGCCACAACAAACAATGGCGCATTCTATATTCAAAGCGGTAATGTTTTTTATTACAATGGCTCTACTGGTGCTAGCACATCAACATCTCTTGCAACTTCAGTAACAGCCCAGGTTATATCATCAGATGGTAACAGCGCTATCGTTGGTGCTAGTGATGGTATCTATTCAGTAAGCACCTCACTGGCTGTAACCAAGCTTTGGGCTAAGCCAAACGGTGTTACTACATTTACTGTCCAGGCTATTGGCTTTGTCAAAGACCGTATTGTTATCGGAGTTAAAGAAGATACTACGCAATGCGTAGTCTATGAACTATCTAGGTTTCCTACTTCTACCCCAACAACTATAGGTAACACAGAAGAGCGATATACATTCAAAGATTCTAACTTGGTATGGGAATCAGTTGGTGAACTAAACAGTGCCATCATAGTTGGCTATACCCTTGGCGCTATCAGCCGTGTCTTGTCATTTGCTATTGATGATGCATCACCGCTTGCTGCAATCAAAGACCCAATTGTTATTGCCGAGCTACCTCGTGGTGAAACCCTGCACCAGATTCGCACGTACCTAAACGAGTACGTAGTTATGGCTACTACTGCTGGACTTCGTGTTGGAAATCAAAGCACCGACGGATTAAGTTTTACTTATGGACCACTCAATGTTGTTGGCGATGTCAGGGATATTGCATTTAATAATAGATATATATACGCGACTCGTAACTATGCCATTAATACAGTTAAAGGATTGTGGCGTATTGACCTGGGTCAACCAGTAGATAATGGATATGCTTACGCTGCCGACCTAGCTACTAATGCATCTGATGTAATAGGCGTTTGTTTTATTGGAATTACTGCACGTAAACTTATGGTTGGTGCATCTGGCGTATGGGTTGAGCATGCAACTGAACTTTGTACATCTGGAACCGTAAGCTCTGGCTGGATTCGTTGGGGTACTGCTGAAGATAAACAACCAGTATCTCTTGCAATAAGAACAGGTGGCACTGGAGGAACTGTTGGTTTCTCTGTTTCTGACCAAGATGGCGGTGCTTCAGGAATTGAATCTATTCCACTAACTGGTTCAACTGACTTCCAATTATCTGCAAGCTTGCAACCAGCAGACCACTTTGAAATTACATTGACCTTAACTCGTAGCACAAGTGATGCAACAGTTGGTCCAATGGTAGAAGAATGGCAGTGTCGTGCTCTACCAGCACCACTTCGTTCTCGTACACTTACTATCCCATTACTATGCTATGAAGAGGAGCGCGATTCCAATGGAGTTACAAGAGTATCAGCGCCATGGGAACGCATTAACTATCTGGAACGCATTGAACAAAATGGAGGCGCGGTACTATTCCAAGACTTTTCTTCGGGAGAAGAACGAGTCTGTACAATCCGTGCTATCCAATTTGAGCAGACTTCTCCACCCTCATTCGCAGCAGGATTCGGTGGAATAGTTACGGTTCAATTACAGACTATTGATACAGAAGTTCCGATTACATAGTGGAACAGAACAGACTAATATCCCTGGTATCACCAGGTGAGCGTCACGAACTAGTAGAGAAAGTTCGAGTGGCGCTGAATATAGCTGGAGATGATGTGCTAGATGCTCCCCTGGCTGAAGTGCTTAAGGGTTTGCAGCATACGCTTTCCATTCCAGCAGTCGGGTGCATCAACTTAGCCACGCTGGATGCGCTCGCAGTTGCTCCGCCTGAATGGTAGGGAGCCAAAGAGATAGGGGGAACCAAACGGTTCCCCCTTCTTTTTGTTTTTAATACGCAGATTTATCTTTGTTTAGAATCCTTATTGCCCAATCTAAACCAGCGTTAAACCCTTCCATCCATTCTTTATCCTTATGCCCATCAGGAAGATGCGTCTTCGCATCTTCTATTTTGTTTATGAATACTTCTATATCTTTCATCGGCTCGCCCTGTGGCGAGCCTTTCCCGCCCTCCACCCCTCAAACTTATCACGAACTTGGTTAAAAAACAAACGGCGTGTCGGACCCGATTTGTCCGACTTGGAGAATACACTATGCATATGAATCAACTACCCCCACATCGTTCTTATAGTCAGCTTTCTACTTGGCAATCCTGCCCGCAGAAATACTACCTCAGCAAAGTCGCAATGGTCCCAGAGAAACCAGCTGTTTATTTGGCTGCTGGCTCAGCAGTCCACTCGATGCTGGAATGGTTGAACCATGAGCTCTATAGAACCCAGCAAGAATCTAATTGACCAGCGGGGAATACCCAGCAATGAGTGTATTAACTGTGGCTCCAACATACAAATTATCCGTGCCATCTTCCAAGACTATGAGCTTGTTATGTGGTTTACTGATTCCTTCTGTGCGACCTGTGGGTCGCCAATGACTACCCCTACCCCCATAGATAACCCAGACTACACTCCGAAGGATGATGATGAGTTTAACTGAAAAATGGCTTGAAGTATTTAATGAATCTGTTAGAGTTACCGAAGAACAAACAGGTGTTCCCAGTTCTGATTGGAAGACTGCAGGTCGTAAGACCGTAGCTCGCCCAGATGGGGAAGACCTAGCGTTCTGGCAGAGTGATGGACTCAAGCAGGTTGAGGCTTACCAGAAGTGGTATGCTCAGTCTGGGTGGAAAATCGCTACCCTGCCCGACGGTCGTCCTGGCATCGAATGGGATGCAAGTGTGCATTTCGGAGGCACACCTGTACGCTTTGTCATTGATGTCATTTACCAAGTGGGGGAAGACTTAGTAATAGTCGACTTCAAGACTGGTGCTAGGACACCGTTCGGTATGATTCAAGCTGGCTTGTATGCCAGCGGTATTGAAAAGATATACGGCATTCGCCCAAAGTTCGGCGCATTCTTTATGACAAGACAAGGTCAGCTCGATGACCTGTTTGACTTATCGCATTTGAGTATTGATTACTTTGATTATGTATTTGGTGCAATGAATGACTCCGTGTCTAAAGGTTGGTTCCCACCATCTGTTGGAGAAAACTGTAAGATGTGTTCGTTCCAAGAGAAGTGTCCAGCAATGGGCTCAAAAGATTTCCCTCTGCAAATACCTACAACAAAGGGGAAGGAAAGGAAAAAGTAGATGACTGAATCTACGTTTTCATATACTGGCAAGCTAAATGGGCAGGACTTGTTTACCGTCCGAGGTAACAGTGTTGCTGAATTCAAAGCAAATCTAAGTGGAGTCATTGAAGCAATCAATGAAGCACAAAGTTTGCAAGCACTACTAGTTAATCGACCAACTGGTAATGCATACGCACCTAACATGGAGCAAGCTATTCAAGCACTCCAAGATGCTGGCATGAATCCTCAGCCAGTGTCATCATCACCTCAATCAATTGAGGTAGTCAAAGACAAGTACGGCAATGAGTGGACATACGGACACCCAGATGCCCCAGACTTACCAGATGGACGTGGCAAGTACGCCAAGAAGAAGGGCGTATCCAAGGCTGGTAAGGCTTACGTTGGTTGGTTTGACCCAGCCAAGGGACCAAAGCCATTTAAGCCAGGTGTTGCTGAAGCAGAAACAATCTGGACTAAAGGCTAACAATGCGTTCACTACTACAAGTAGTCGGTGTGGAGTCACCTGCTGGTAAGCAATTACCAGAGGTGCTTCCTGCACTTACCGCAGCCCAAGTATCCTTCCGTCAGGCTCAACTGCATTTGATTGCAGGTCAGCCAGGTGGCGGTAAGACACTGATTGCATTGTGGTATGCCATCGCCTCCAAAGTTCCAGCGTTATATATCTCAGCGGACTCTGATTCAAGAACAATAGCGACTCGTGCAGGCGCAATCATTATGGACAGAGAAGTGTCTGACGTTGAGAGAATCATGGATACTGAAGCCAGTGTTCTTCTTGAAGATGCATTGGCTGAAGGTGCAGGACATGTTCGGTTTGCCTTCGACCCAGCACCCTCGTTACAAGACATCGAGGAAGAAATCGAAGCGTGGATTGAACTGCACGGTGCTGCACCTGTGGCGGTGTATGTTGACAACTTAATGAACGTCGCTTCATCAAGCGACAACGAGTGGACTGCATTGCGTGATGCAATGTCAGCGTTCCACTACATGGCTCGTGAATACGAAACCGCCTTCATTGTTCTTCACCATGTGTCGGAGAATGAGAAGATGTCTAAGCCAAACTACCCAGCGCCACGCAAGGCTCTGATGGGCAAGGTTGCAGCCCTACCAGAACTGGTCTTATCCGTGGCGCTGGATAGCGCATCTAATGTTTATCGTGTGGCTGTCGTGAAGAATCGTCACGGTAAAGCTGACCCGAATGCTGAAGAGTACATAACGCTGGCAGCAGAAGCGAGCAAGATGACTCTGTATAACTCATCGACAGAATTATTTAGAGCAAGGACGTTGAGTCAATGGAAGTAACTAAATCAAGTTTCGATTTAGATTTCTCGTATGGTCGTGAAGGAGAGAAACTTGTTGAACAACTTCTGACTAATGGTAAAACTGTTGAAGTAAAGCGTGACCGCAAGTGGCACAAGACAAACAATGTTTACATTGAGGTTGAGTGCTGGTATCTTAAATCCCAATCTTGGGAACCATCTGGTTTATCAGTAACGCAAGCTGATTACTGGGCATTCGTCTTAGAAGAAGGCGTGATTATGGTTCCGACAGATTACGTAAGATATGTAGTCAAGAACTGGGGTCACGAGATTACTTGTGAGATTCCCCCGAACCGAAGTAAAGGTTACTTGGTTACTATAGAAAACTTATTGTCCGCAATGAAGTTACTACGAAAGGGAAGTGCAGATGAAATTTCCAGACTTGACCAGGGGGTTGTGGAGAGAGATTGGTATTGAGTTCTTCTTTCCAGAAGAAGGAGGAAGTGGTACTGATATATATACATACTCACGCAAGATATGTGGCAAGTGCGTGGTTAAGAATGAATGTCTGGAATGGGCTATAAGA